ACAGGCTTTAACAATTGGCCTCTGAGCCTGTTTGGCTTAATCTCGTGACCCGTATCGCGTTCAAATCCTTGCGATGATAGTTTATACAGTTGAGAGGCCCAGAACAGGTTAGGAAATGTTAGATTGAGCCACTCTGGTCAAAGTAGATTCACAACCACTCTGGTCAGAGCCACTCTGGTTAGAATAGATTCACAGCCACACAGGAATTAAGCCACAATTTTTAACATAGGTTTAACATTCCCTAACCTGGTATACCTAGCCATGTTGAAGTTTACTGCACGGGTACTACTTGGCTAACTGCCAGAATATTAAATGTGGTTAACAACCATCTGATTTAACACGATTTAAGCCTGAGGATTTTCCTATGCTATTTTTTTAGCACCCATAAAATAGCCTGAAAAAAATATGCCGAAAAGTTTCGTGTTTCGTATATTATTTGTATATTTGCATACTGGAAATAACGAACGAAACAACTGAGATTACAAATAAAATTTAACACAAAAAGTTGCTCAAAAGTTTTTCCGGTTCAAATGTAATTAGTATATTTGCATATCGAAGCTGAGTAATCAAGGTCCGGAGCGTACGACAGCAGCTCCCATCGCGGAAACAGAAGTAATAATTGTTCGCCAATACCGCAAAGACCTGAGCCCTCCCTCTGGATCTTTAACTCAGCATGCATAAAACAATAAAACATTACAGCAATGAAAGTAAACCGTAATTATCGTTTCGTATTGACGAACATTCCAAACAGTATGTTGGAAACAGGAGAAATAAGAATTGACAACGGGGAAATAACCGGTGAGAGAATGTTTGCTAGTGAATGCCACTACTATGCCGAAAAAAATATCCTCGAGTGTATCAAGGACGCAGCAAAGCGCGACGATTTGCGCAGCTACTACGAACACACTTACTGTATCTACAAAGAAGACAAGCCGAAAAAGGAGACAGTAGAACGTGAAGAGGACGGCAAGAAAATTACCGAGATAATAGAAATACCTGGCAAGGCAATGCTGGTTGAGGTAATTACAGTAGACGAGAACGGCATAAATATTCAATAAAACGGATTGCCGGTTGTTCCACGACAGTGGGACGCTGAAGCCGTTCGCCCGGGTTGGACGCACAGGAGTTCGACTCTCCTGCCGGGCACTGATTTATAATAATAAAAAATTACAGCAGTGTGAACAAGAGAAAATTGGCCTTAATGGTCGGAATGCACAAAATAATATGTGTATACAATAATGCACTCATTGGCTACTGCAAAGGATTGAGCGGTGTGTGCGTAGCTTTTGAAAAGTATGGCCTGCGTGGTGTTGGGCTATCGTCAGCTAAGCACGCAAAGCAATTTATAGATAACTTGTATAATAATAAGTAATATGAACAAGAGAATAACAAGAGAATACAGTTATGACAAAGAATTATTACAGGAGTGAGTACTCCGACAAACAGTGGAAAGCCTTAATCGGCAAGGCCACGGAACTGGGTTGCCAGATAACTTATAGCAAGTACGGCAACATAGTAATAATCGACAGCACAGACCGGGAGAGCTCAATAATAGCTCAAACCGGAAGAGGCGAGCAAGACAGAGTCGTATGGGCCGAGAGAATACACGGCATGATACAGGAGAGCACAGACCTCAGAACGTGGAAAGTGCAGCCCAAGAGATACCGCAAAGGCTATTGTCCGACTATTTGCAAGAGTCAGAAGTCGGCTGAGCATGAACAGGAGCGTCTCGAGAGAATGACAGGCTTTGAGTGGACAATAACAGTAATACCGGAATAATATAAAAACAGTGGTATTATAGATGAAAGTACATTCGGTTGGCGGCTCATAGAGTATGAGCAGCAACTCAGAGAAGCTAGGTATGATGAGAAAACAATTGCTCATCTTATATTAGAAGCAGTGTTAAATAATTAAAACAAGAGAATATGAGCAGCAAGAGAACTTATATCGCTACATTCTGGCGTAGCAATCCGCAATTGAAGAATGGCGGTTACTTCACTACAGAGGAATTTCAAGCTGTGTCGCTCCAAGGAGCAACAAAACAGGCCGAGAGATATGCAGCTAGTAATATATATGGAGGCATGGCAGTAAAAAGTGTTGAACTAAAACAAGAGAACAGCAACGGAAAATAACAGGTCATAGTTCAAGAGAATGCATGACCTTAGCCGCTGCGGAGAGAAACGATATTCGTGGAACAGTATCAAGTGAAGCGGATTTTAGGAGCGACACCTACAGCGGCACTAAGTTTAACCCTTGCTTTCGCAATATTGTTGCGGAGCAACCAAATCAGAAACGTTGTTTTGACGCCGACAATTGCAGTTGAACAAAACAACTCAGAAACAGCAATCCGATTTGCTCTTTGGCACGGCGTGTTCAGTGTAGAGGTAAGCAGGAGCTACAAAGCCGTAAAAGCTAAATAACATGGCAAGAAATGAAATGTTATTTAGCTTTTACGGCTTGAAGTTGAGGCCACTCGAGAGAATTTGGACAGTATGGAGAACTTCATAGAAGCCATTTCGGATTGCGCTATCGTGTCCAACGATGAGGGTTATGTAGCTATCATAGTAGTGTCTTCGGATGCCTTAGGGACAACGAAATTGGCTAATATGGCACTCAAATTCTTCGGCAAGGAGGGATATAATATAAGTACTCTCGGACTCTTAGGGCCGTTTAAGAAACTCAATTGATATTTTTTAACACAAAGCTTGGAAAAAAGTTCCCAAAGCGGCTCAATAATTCAAAAAAAGCATAGTACATTTGCAATATCAGAATTAAACAATAACGTTTTAATAACAATTCAAAATTTACAGTATTATGACAACAATGAAATTTTCGCAGATGACAACGAAGAAGCTGAACGCTCTTTTGGCAACAGCAAGTGACGAAGACAAAAAGGCTATCGAGGCCGTACTCGCAGCTCGTGAACAGTCCCAAGTTTCAGTGTCAGGAGAAACACAGCTTGAAGCAGCAAACTCTGTACAGGAGTTCGAAGATACAGAAAATCCATTGACACCAGAAGAAGAAGCGGCTATCAAAGCAGCTGAAGAGAATGGCGGAATTAATCCTATGAGTAACAGTAGCAAGGCAACTCAGGAGAAAAAGCCAAAGATGGCCGATGAGGACCGTCATGCACTGGCCGAAGAGCTGAAGAATAATGTTAACCACCGTTGTCAGGCAGTTCCTTTCAACACCGCAGAATGGGTTGACGGCTATATCGTCGGAGTGATTGAAGAGAAGCGCAGCAATAAGGTACTCTATGCAATCAAGACAGACGACGGACGCCGCATCGTTAAGGTACATGACAGCAATCTCGTTCGTATTCTGGACGAAGTTGTTGAGCCGGAGAAAAAAGTCCGCGCTCGCAAAGCAAAAGACCCGGTAGACAAAATTGAATGGACACCGGAAACAATTGCCGAAAAGATTAACGAAGTTATCGGCAACGTAGGTAAAACGGTAGAATTTGAGAAATACCGTACTACAGATGAAAACGGTGAAGAGCACATTGAAATGGTAATCGGCCGTATCGTGGCAATCGTGCCTGACAAACGAGCTCAGCGCTTGCTCTACCGCATTTCAGTTCCGGCTCCTGTTGAGGGCAATCCGCTTGCAACAAAGACTATGCACAAGATTGTGAAAGCCGGGGACATTAAGATTGCCGAAGAGCTCGACGAAGAAGGCGCACAGCTCAATGCCAAGTATCTGGAGCGCCGTGAGGCAGCAGTAACCCGCACTCTGCTTACTCCTCAGGACCGCGTAATTCGCTGCGAGGAGAATGTGAAGAAGGCAGAGGAGAAGCTGCAGAAAGTTCAGGAAGAGCTGGAAGCCAAAAAGAAGCAGCTCGAGGATGCAAAGAAGGAGCTGGATGAATATTTCGCCGGTCAGGTAAATGGAGAAATTGCCGAAGCTCCTGCTGAGGCTACAGCTGAAGAGGAGTCACTTGCATAACACAGCCACCTGACACTGTTTCTCCCGTGGAGCCGTCTCGAAAGAGGCGGCTCTTTTTTTTTGCTGCATATCTAAGTATGCAGCTATTTTTGTATTATTGTGATTTATGTTAAAATATGTAAACTCATAGAAACATGCTTCTTTCGCGTTCTAGGACACTTTTAGGCTTTAGGTGTACCATAATATGGGTTAACTCAATTTGACGCGATAGAGGTCAAAAGAAGTGTATCTATCAATGTATTTTTATAAAGCCTATAATATGAATTGAGGCATGGACTTTCCTGAGCTTTAAGCCACCAAGCAGTTATATAAATAGCTGTTAAATTTATGGCTAAAAAGTTGACTCATTTTCTTGGCTTCTAGGACACTTTTATTTGAGAATAATAGTAAACTAAATCTATAAAAAGAAATGAGGAGAGAATGAACGAGAATAATGAAATTTCATATATTTTCGAGGCATTTAGAGCTCTATATTTTTATTTTGAAGCCGCAATAAACCAGTAAAAAATTTTTATGTTAAAGTCTGTAAAACAGTAATTTATATCAAGATTATTTTGTACTTTAGTCTATAAAAGAACAAAAGTGAAACTGTTAAAAAATGTTGCACACTAGAATACATAAAAGCCGCATGGCCATTATGATTAAACAGCTTATGCCTGAATGTACAAGCTGTGTAGCCCGCGTGCACAGTGGACTATGCAGCAATTGTCCACATTGGACTCCGAGTGTGGTACAGGAGTTAACAGAGGAAATGGCCGAGAGAATATCCGCCACAATTGGACAGGAGAATATCACAAGGCCCAACGAGAGAAATGTTGAACAAAAATAAATAATTGCAATATGGAAATAAATGAACAAGAGAATACCCAAGAGGTACAGCAAGAGAATTTGCTTGATGGCTCTCAGTCAGTTCAAGCAATGCAAGAAGGAAATGAACTGCCAATTGCTGTTCAATTAGTTCAGCCTCAAGCTGCTTTAGATGAAATAGCAGAGCTTGAGAAGAAATATCGTGAAACTATAGAACGGGAGAATAAATGAGTAATTTCGTTTTAGATTACAGCAAAAAGCAGACTTTGCAAATATCAAATGATGCTTTTTGCTTTTTGTATTATGGCGAAGAGCCATTAGACGAAGACAATTTGGAAGAAGCCAATGAGGTATCTGAAATGTTTTCCAATAATTTTTATATAGAAGATGATTGGAAAGCAGTTGATGACTCAGACCTTATAGAATGTACTTTTGTTCCGTATATTGAAGACCAAGCCGATTATGATGAATATGAGGACCTTACTAAATATATTCAGCAGCAAATAAAATGGCTTGATGCAAATCATATTAGAGTGTGGTGGTTTAATAACCAAACTGGAACGAGAGAATTACGCGGTGATTTTAAGGTTTATACCAATAAATATGGCCTTAAGTGTTTTCATACAGGCAATCAAGATGAGGATTTTGTGACAGGAAAAATGAGCTTGTATTTTTTGAAGAATTTCAAGAAGCGCATAGCTTAACAAATGAACGAGAGAAATATAAGGCAGACTACAGAAAAGTAGTCTGCCTTTTTTACATTAAGCTTTCATCTTCTTCTATAATGAGAGAATAACCGACTCCTCGTATGGTTTCTATAACTACTCGGCTATCCATTTTAAGCATATTTCGCAGCATACATATATGGACATCTAAGCTACGTTTATTAAAGTAGTTATCATCAGTCCATACTTGTTGCATAAGTATTTTCCTAGGTAATGTTTCATTTTTATAGGCACATAGTAAAGCAAGAACTTGATTTTGTTTATTATTAAGCTGTGTTTTTATACTGCCTATAGTAAGAATTTTATCTACTGTATTAAACAGGTAATCGCCTATCTCATAAGATGACTCTATACTTCTTACTCGCACACCACATCTTTTCAAAACAGCTTTTATTCTTCTTATAAGCTCTTCAATGTTATATGGCCTTATAACGTAATCATCTGCACCTTCATCGAATGCTTCAATAATATACTCATATCGGGCCTTGCCTGATACCATTATTACTGGTATTTTATCATCTGATTTGCGCAAAAATTTTAATGGCTTTAGCCTCATAGAGTCATCTGTTGTTTTATAATGGCTTAATATGCATAAGTCATAATTCTTTTCTCTGATTTTGATTAGTATATCATTCTCAGTTGAGGTTATTACTTGAAAGCCGTTATACGCCAAATAATCTACCAGGATTTTACAGTCTTCATCTTGATAGATTAAAATTCTTGGCAATGCTAATTTAGTGTTATTACTTTTCATACCATTTCTTTAATCTTGTTTTGCAAATCATTATATAAAACTTCATACCAAAATGGATTAAGCCTTAACAGGTCAAAGTATGAATATATGCCTTTTTGATATATTAAAGAAGCATATTTAAGCTCTTTGTTTGCTCTTTGTTTAAGATGCTCATGATAGAACTTTATAGACTGGTCTACATTTACCAAGAATGGCGATTTATGCTCCATAAGAACTTTTTGCTCTGTATTTTGAGCAAAATAATATGGGATACTCGGCATCGCCCAAAAAGTTAATCCAGCACCATATTCTTCACTTGCTTTATATAAAAAGCCAGGACATGGACGAATTGAGTCAGGATATAAGCTTTTACATATTCTTAACCTACGTGGAATAAAAGGATTAAGTAAAGTAGTTAATCGCTTGTTTATATAAGTTGAGTATTTATCAACCATTCTTGTGTGTTCTTTAACAAGTGATGAAACTAACAGCTTAATCCTTTCATTTCCTATAGGGTCACTCAGACGTATATATTCTTGCCTGAAAGCTTCACGCTGAATACGTATTCTGTCTTCTTTAAGCCGTTGAGACTTTTTCCTTTTAGCTTCTATGCTAGCTATTGCAGCTCTGCGCTGTCCCTCAGGTCCAAACAGTTTTACACCTCGGCAATTGTTTGGACCTAAACCTGTCCATGGCATTTTATCTCCATATCTAGCTTCAATCTCTCTGTTTTCCTGCTCTTCTTCAGATAATTCAACATGCTCTTCTTCCAAGGTAATTTTTTCAATCGCCTCAGATTGAGCCTCTTGAATATCCTCATCATCGCTTTTAATTTCATCGAGAAATTCAAAGAGTTCCTTTTCGGTTAAGTCTCCATATTGCTTAATATCTTCCATGCCACTTAAATAATGACTTGATTATATCTTTTCCAGCTTGCTTGTTAAGCAATCCAAAGTATGCGATTGCCAGTGTGAGTCTTGCTATTTTATGCAATACCCATGCTAATAGATATATAGGGAAATAAAGTATACCTACATGTCTCCATAAAAATTTAAGTACCTTTTTCATTTTTCTAATATATATAATGGTTGTTTTATTTCTGCAAATTGTGCATTTATGCGCTGCATATTTGCCTGCTGGTTTATAGCTTCTTTTATTGGGCTTTTTATTTCTTATACACAGCTCATTGAACTTATTATGCTAAACGGAGGGCATGCCATATAAACATCGACCAATGCATCAACTAACTCATCTTTGCTCAGTTTCTGCAGATTACTCTTTATTATCTCCCTTATTGGATTGTTCATCTTCTGCTTGCTTTAATTCAACATAAGTCTTATGAAAAGCTTCATCACCTATTCCTTTAATAAAAGTTCTAAGTGTAGAAGGATATTCGCTTGTATTTATAGTCTTATCGACTACTTTCGCGTAAAGAGCAGCAAGAGCTTTAGGCCAAAATACCTTTTTCTCTTGTAATCTTTCAATGGGACCTCTTTTGAATTGAACATCTGGATGTTCATTCATAATCTTCGTACGAGTTAAGTACAAGTCCTTAATCAAAGCCTCAATATGCTTTTCAAACTGAGGCATTTGAATAATATCAATAACTTTCAAATCTTCCGGCTTCATTTTTATAAGTTTTTAAGCTGTTGTTTATAATACTTTTCTTGCATACCGAAATGTCTCTTATATATATGCAAATCATGAGCAAAATGGTAATAAGTGCCTATTGGCACACCGAGCTCATCTGCGACTAATTGTTGAAGTTTTGTCCAGCAATATTGGTCATTGCAAAAACCATAAACCAAATCGTTGCTTCGCATGGTTACACACATATCAAGAGTTCCTATTTGAGGCTTAATGTCAAATCCGACTGATAGCGTACAAGGTGTATCATATTCATAGTCATCTTTTTCTTTACCATCAAATATAGTAAACCAAGCTTGACGAGTATCTTTATTCTCTTTAAGCTGTTTAATGCACTTTGCCAATTGGTGATTGCGAGTCCACTGCCATCCATAATTAGAATTGACAATGTTATCTCCACCATGCATTTTATCCCATATAGGAGCATGCTTTTTAATTTCAGCTACACTCCTATCTCCAGACATATACCAGGCATATTCGCGCTCTGCATATCGTTCGCTGAATTTACGCCATTCTGTTGTTATGACGCGTTGCTGAGGATTAAGTAAATAAAAACCAACATTGTAAACAGCTTTTGTTCCAACATTAGTATTTACTCCTTGGCCCATAATAAAAGCATATAGGTCTTCAAAAGCCTCAGTAGCATTTTTATAAGCTATGTTCATACGTTATTCTCTTCTTTATCTTTATAATCTAATGTAAGTGCAACTCCATAATCATACCAAAGAAGCTCATCAAGTTCTTTTTCAGTTTTGCAATTATATTTACATAATTCAGCTTCTAAATCCATCGGACTTTCAATGTGAACTTCATCTTTTATATACTTTGCCATATCATTTAACTATTTTATTAGTGTTACTGTTATAAACTCTAAACAACAATTCTTCAGCTTCCTCATTCATGACATTGCAAATACTTATTGCTTCTTCCATAGATAAGCCTGTAAGTTCTTCGTCGTTATCATCAAATGCTATTTCGCCAGTAATTACTCTTATTTCAAATGAATTGGCTGATACAAAAGCTTTGATAGCATCAAAAGCTTGTATACAAATATAGTGTACCGCATCCCAGTATATATAAGACAAAGCGCTTGTATCTTTTAATATATCGATATAAAGCTCTCTCAACTTTTCTGGCTTAAACCATCCATGCTCATCCATTCGCCTATATTCAGCAAGCCATCTACCATACCCATTTGTGGCTTTAAACCTGTTAGCATAAATGGCCACAAATCTGAGAAATTGGTCTGTATAAATGGCTTGTGGAATTTCAGCTGTTTTCTTCTTGAGCTGTTTCATGTGCTTAAAGTTTATATATTCTCGCGTGTTCTAGAGCACGCTTGCTATTCCATTATTATTCAATCATTCATGTACTTAAAGCGCGATATTGCACGCGAGAATAATGTGAAAATCAATCCTTAGTATGACCCAGTAGACCCGAGTGCTCCATCACCACGTTCAGATGAACGGCTGAAAAGCTCTGATTCAGAAACTTCTTCAAGACCTTCATACGATACAGGCACAAGAATAAATTGTGCTATTTTCATACCTGGCTTAATATGAACCTTGGCTTTGCCGACATTAACAACATGTATATGAATTTCGCCCTGGTAATCTTCATCTACAATCTTGGCTCCGAGGATAACGATGCTTTCAAATGCTTCTGCTTTCGGTGTTCTACCAGCTCCAAGGCAAGCCCATTTAGAAGTTACAACTCCTGATTTATCAGCTGCCATAAGCATATATCCTTCTGGAATTTCCATCTTAATACCTGATGGTATCAAAACATCAGTTCCTGGATTTACGATAAAGCCTTTGTTACTGCCAAAGTTAGGAACGAAAAAATCAATTCCTGCTGCTTTACCAGTCCCACGAACAGGGGACTTTACATTTCTTATTTTTGCAAATTTCATGACTACATCATTTTAACAAGTTCCTTAGCTGCTGTTTCTACAGCTCTAGCAAGTCTATGTTCAACTTCTGGACTTATAAGGCTGTAAACTCCTTCTTTTTCAAAAGCATCAGCCATGATAGCTCCAATTTTTGAAAGCTTAGGATTAGAAGCATTAATGCCATGCTTATTCATAAGTTCTTTATTGTACTCATACTTAATACCTCCTTCTACAGGAATAAGCTTGGCTATTTCTGCATGAGTATTTGACTTTCTGCTCGTAGGAACAGTGATAACAATCTCCTGATTGGTTGTCATGCACATATCTGTGCACATTTCCATTACTTCGTTGAAGTTGCGCTTAAACTCTCTTGGAGTTACTGAAATTAAACTTTTCATAATGATGCCAAATTAGCAATTAAGTTCAACATATATGTTTTATCTTTATCTCTTCTGAGCTTCATCTTATCTTTTAAGGCGAGAGCTACTAGCTGAACACCTATAAGATGATATTTTTCATGAGGCTCGTCGGTTATACCCAATACTACCTCTTTGGATATAATCTCATCATAGCTTTCGGTTTTGTCAATGATAGCATTTATCTTGACTCCACCAATTACAAATGAGTAACACTTGCCTCCTTCATAGTTTTCATTCTCAAGACCAGACAGGAATTGAAGTTCTTTTAACTTTGCTTCCTGCTCTTCTTTCAAATGAAATACCTTTATATCTATATCCTGTGGATTAGACGGAACTCCGAGCATAGCCAGAGCAGTTGTACCTGTTACCATATACTCAATTCTATTTGCATTGCAAATGTCATTGAGTTTGAATAAAGCTTCTTTTATCTTCATATCTATCTTCATATCTGTTACGCTAAATCGTCATCGAATAAACTTGGTTGCTCAGTGGCTTTAGAAGCAACTTTTACATCTCCTGGCTTACGTTTTAATACCCAAAGAGTATTACGTGAAGCATCCGGGAACATAGGAGCCATGATATTGGCAATGAGGTTTGAGTCATAATACTCTTTAAGAGCATCAAACATTTTCTGCTGCCAATCATTCATCAGTGGCTTATAGTCTTTAGCCGAAGCAAATGTACCGAACTTCTTTACTATGTTGAAGTGTTTCAGCAATATGCCTTCAAGCTCCCAGTGGTCAAATTCTTGCACATCAACTCCACGACCATCACCTGAGTCATAAGTATGATTACCAGCTGCTCCTACAGATGGGTCATAGTTCGGAGTTGAAAGGTAATAAGTAGCGTTATTATTGCCACAAGCCTTAAAGTTCTCCAAAAACGCATCTGCATTCTGTTTGCCAACATGCTCGAGCACTTCAAAAGCGCAGACTTTGTCAGCATTAAACTTGCTGAAATCCATGTAGTTTTTAACAAGGTCAGCAACATAGAAATGAGCCCAAGGTACATTGGCATACTTCTCAACTGCTTCTTGAATTGTTTTTTCACGAATATCGATACCGATATATTCTTTCTGCTTAAACTTGTTTCGGTATAATACCTCAAGCAAGTTAGCAGCTCCACAGCCAAAATCAACAATGGACCCACCAATCTTAACTTCTTTTAAGATATGAGTCCATCGCAGATAATGCGCAAATTGGTCTCTGTGGAATACGTGACGCTCAAAGGCCTGGTCAGGTCTGAGGTCTGTTGTGTTATACACTTTTGCCATAATTAAAAAATTGTTTATTTGTTGAAAATATCTTTATGCTCTTCCAGATAGTCATTCATAGAGCCCATGTAAGCTACTGCATCAAGAAGATTATCCTCTTTGTGTGCATAAGCCTCACGCGATAACTTAAGAGCTATCATAGCTCTATACATACCAGCAGTTGTTATTTGCTGGTCTTTAGGTGACATCAAGTTATAAAGAGCTGCTGCTCTTTCCATTGATGCCCGGAATGGCCCGTATTGGCGCTCTTTTTCCTCTGAGCGTTCATTTACAATCTTGTTTGCTTGTTCTAATATATTACTCATGCTTTGAAACTGTTTATTATTTTATCTTTTAACTCTTATTCTCAAGCATTTCCACAAAAAGGTCTGCTGCAACGTTTATACTAAACTGCTCATATCGTCATTTTCTTGGAAATACCTAAGGAAAACCAGTATTTCCTTAAGCATTTCGTTATTCTCTTTTAACAGTTTAAGTATCTCATTCATTACAGCATCGATTTTAGTTCTGCTTTTAATCTTTTTGCATCAGCACCTCTAAATGTTTGTGCATTTGCCAAGAAGTATCTAACAATATCTCCTGCAGTATCATAAAGATACATAGCATTAGGGTCTGAAGTATCAAGTGTTAACATTGCCTCTAAATAAGGCACTGCGCCAAAATATACATTAAGCCATGTTGACTTTATATCTTTAGCTATTTGCTGAAAGGTTCTTTTCTTGTCCATTTTATTATCTTTATCTAGAATACGCAAATATACTAATTTCTCCGAGAATAGAAAATTTTTTCATTATAAAATGCACTCACTTAACACTTCTTAACTTGACCAGATTTTATTGCTCTTCTGGATATTCTATTTGCAGTAATTCTTTGCAAAATTGAATAACTTGCTCATAGTTATTATATGCAGTTTGAGTAATAATTCTCCGCTGAAGTATCTTCAGTTTATTTTTAATAATAAACTTATTTATGTTAAGAGAGAGAGCTTTATCATTACATCTTCTTTTATCTCCTAACTGAATAGCCAGTTGAGCATAATGAATACACTTCTTTATATCCTGTGCTCCATTTTTAGCTTTATACCTACTAATATATTTTATAATACATCCTTGTATAAAAGAGCATCTTAAAGCAGTTATAAGCTCTATTGGTTGCATAGCCATATCTTTATAATGGCTACCACCTATTTGTACATCTGTTGCTTTCATATCAATATACTTTACGTATATGATTATCTGGTATATACCCATTTGCCACTCTCAGTTCATCCATAAGCATAACAGAATTGTAATGCTTAGGAAATTCTTTTATCACCTTAAAGCTTGCTGTTTTGTCTTTAACAAAGCTATTATCGCCTACAGGCTCTACATATCCAAGTTTTACAAACTTATAAAGATATGCGGTTTCTGAGTTTCTACCTGGCTCTTTACCAAGCAGAATTTCTTTTGAACTTACTACTTTGCCAACATTATCGTTAACAAATTTTACCATTTCCGGAAATACCGGAGTTTGCTTTCCATTACGTCCCATATTACATAAATTTTTTATATTTGTCAATTTTTGCTTTTATGCTATCCATTAAGGCATTTTGCTTTTTATCTTTTGCTTTAAGTATTCTGATTACATCTTCATCGTGAGTGCCTTGCAATATCAAATGATTTATAACAACATGATTTTGCTGTCCTTGTCGATATAATCGAGCATTAAACTGCTGATATAATTCAAGACTCCATGTTTGCCCAAACCAAACTATTATGCTACCTCCTGCTTGAAGATTAAGCCCATGGCCTGCTGATGCTGGATGTGCTAACATAACTTGTATTTTACCAGCATTCCAGTCTTCAATATCTTTATTGTTTTTAAGCTCTCTTGGCTTATATTTTTTAAGATATTCCACGATTCTATCCCTATCGAATTGATAGGTCCATGCTACAAGCACAGATTGGCCGTTTGCATCTTCAATTATCTCCTTAAGAGCTTCAAGCTTAATATCATGAACTGGAAACACATTTCTTTCTTCATCATATATGGCCCCATTAGCAAATTGAAGTAATTTATTTGAAAGGGCAGCGGCATTGACTACGTTTACTTCCACAGGCTTTTCAACAAATACTGAATTGCTATTTTCGTCTTCTTGCTCAACAGTTTCAGTAGCACTTATTAAGTCAAGCACTTTACTCTTTTCAAAGTCATCATATTGCTTCTTTAGAGCTTCAGGCATTCTAAGCTTTATATAGTTATCTGTCCTAAATGGCATTTCAAGATAATCATCGGCTTTCATGCTTATGCAAATATCCTCTATTTTCTTATGTATTAGATATTCTGAGTCACTCATCAAATCGTATGAATATACGACATGACCATTTGTTTGACCTGGCCGAAAATACCTTTCTCTATATCTAGATATTGTCTTTTCAAGGCGCTCGCCTCTATCCATAAGATATATTTGAGGCCACAAATCAATAAGTCCATTTGGAGCGGGTGTACCAGTTAGTCCTACTAACCTTTTAAGATAAGGTCTTGCGCTGCGTAATGCCTTAAAACGCTCTGATTTATAAGACTTAAAACTGCTAAGCTCATCGACTACTACCATATCAAAAGGTAATTTGCCTCCGCCATATAAAGCACAAAGCCATGCAACATTATCTCTTGATATGATATAAATATCAGCTTTTGTTTCCATAACAGCTGCTATTCGCTGTTTAGCAGTACCTATAATCTTAGAAAAGCGCAAATGCTTTGTATGTTCCCATTTCTCTGCTTCTTCTTGCCAAACTGACTCAGCCACTCGTTTTGGAGCTATAACTAATACAGAATTAACTTCACAATAATCAAACATCAAATAATTTATAGCAGTAAGAGTTGATATGGTTTTGCCAAGGCCCATATCTACAAATACACCGCAAAATGGATGCTCGATTATATGCTGCACGCAAGCTAATTGGTATTTATGTAAATCTGTTTCTTTCATCTTTTGTTACTGTTAAATATGCTAAACAAGCTAAACCAAACAAAGCACCTATTATAAATGCAACTATGTTACTTATCATAAATTATACTATCTATAAATTGTTCAACACCTTTTATCGTATCTATTACTTCAACTCTAAAGCCCAAAGCTCTAAGCTTATTGTGCATATATTCCTGTATGCGTTTAGGCTTTCGCCCAGTTGTTTTTAATTCCACAAAAACTATTTTATGGCCCGGAAATAAGCACATTCTATCTGGTAAGCCTATAAGTTGGTCACACAGCAGTTTTATACACATGCCACTATTTATCTTAACAAGCTCAACCAATTTGTGCTCTACAACTTTTTCACTGTCTACTGTCTCTTTCTTCATAAGTTAAATTTATTGAACTTACAGTTACTCCAAGTATTTGCAATGACCGGTTAAGCTTATCTTTAAGATTTTTCTTGAATTGGGCTACATCATCGCAAGTATTCTCTTCTGTTACATGGTTTTCATCATATTTTATTGTTCTTAAAGAACCATCGGAGAATTTGCATACAACTCTTAGTATTACATATTTCATAACCTGACCATATAAATGTTATACTCACACTTATCCAAATTAAATTCCAGTCTGTCAACACAAAACTTTTGGCCATTGTATATAACAACCGTTTTGACAGATGGAATATGTTCTATATTTCTTGTTACAAGAAGCACAGAATTACGGTAATTTCCGTATTGCATTTTATAAAAATTTGCTATCATAATAAACTATCTTTACGTTTATAGTACTTCTGTTTACCATATAAAGGAAAGTTCTTAGTGGATGCTATAGCTTCCCATTCAGGCAATGACCTAAGAATTTCATTAACCTCCCTGGTATTATATCTTGACATTTCTGTCTTATCTTTGCCGAGACACTCACACCATACTTCAGCAATGCAGACAAAATCTTTTTGTACTGTACCGTTTTTAGACAATGGGTCTTCAAGCCAACGTCTTCTGTCGTACAGGTCCATTTTATCCCAATCATCTGGAAATTTAGTATTAAGATATTCTTCAATAATACCTTTTCGCTCATCTGCTTCTGAGTGTTTATGTTGCTCAATCTTAGCAATTATATCTTCATCACCAACAAGGTATAAAGGCTCTTTTGCTAAATATAACTGATATGCTTCAGCCCATATTTGATTTACTTCATCTTGTGTAAGGTCATCATTTACAGACTTTGTAGCATATTCTGGCCTTACGTCTATAGGCATAAATCGTCTATTTCCTGTCGGGTCACGTAAGAAATCTTTGTTATTAGTAGTACCAAAAAATACACATTGGCGCTTATATGTTTCTACTGTTCTACCATATGCCGGCCTGAACATATCTTCTCTTTTTGATATGTAGTGCTTTATTGACTCTACTTCTGCTTTCTTAAGGCCTGAAAGTTCTGCCATTTCAATTAGCCACGCCCCTTGTATCTGTTCAAATGACTCCTTGCCCTGCACAGTCGTGAATGTATCTGAGAACCATTCCATGCCGAGCTTTTTAACGAAAGTACTTTTATATGTTCCTTGTTCTCCGACAAGTATAAGTGCTGTGTCGAACTTAATACCTGGCTCGAATACCCTCGCAACAGCCGCCACCAACGTCTTCCTAATGGCGGCTCTAGTATAAGCATTATCTTCTGCTCCAAAATAATCAATCAATAATGTATTAACTCTCGGTATGCCATCCCACTTTTGAGCGCATATATACTCTCTTATCGGATGGAACTTTTTCTTTTCAAATTCAAGCGCAAGTGCATCGTCCACTTTTTGACTTGACACAATGCCGTAAACACACTCAATGTAATTACGAACACCAGAATAGTCAACATCACGAAGAGGCTCCATAGTATCGACTTTACGCCATGGTAACGAACGCGTAACATATCTTTTATTATCAAAAATGTTTAGCTTAAATACATCTTTTAAGAATTGGTCATGCTGAATTATCATATTCAAGTTATTGGCAGAATTATCATATTCGCCTTTTGTATTAGCGTCAAGCTCTTCTGTCCATGAAGTATCATATTCTTCAGGAACTTCTGCTTTTACTTCTTCTGCAAACTCGAATTTAGCTTCAGCAAACTTTTCTTCAGCAATATGCTTTTTTGTTGTAAAGTCCTTAGAGGCAAATTCTTCCATTGCCTTAAAGCTCTTTTTATCTTTGTCTTCTTTTTCTTTGCCTGTATCTAAATGGCCAAATTTATGTATGCGAACTAAGTCAAATGCATTACATAGTCTACCTCCAGCAGGGTCTGTTCCATGATGAGAATATGCAAATTTATCATCATAGACTATTAAGCCCGCAGCTGTAGAGCCATTTATATATGTATATCGTCCTTCTCCAGTTGGTGTATATACATCTGAAAGAAAAGTCTCAATAGCTTCTTGTATAGTATAAGTACGACAGAAAACACCAATTATACCTTTTTTATCTTCTGGGTCTTCTTGCTTTTTGATAGCTTGCATTATTGCATCTGTGCTATCTGTAGCAGTTGGCCATTCGCTCGTATCATGCCAATCATCATATAGCCCAAGGATATAATCAGCTTCAAGGAAAGGTCCGTCTTGAAATTCAAAGTAGTACTCCATATCTGATGATACAGACGGCCAGAACATAAGTCTATTTACATCAAAAGTTGACTGGTCAAACAAATCAATGTTTAGGTCTCCAGCGACTTTTCGAGCAATAGCTTGATATTCTTCTTGCGATACTTCTCTATCAAGTGGAATTATCAATCTGTGTCGTGGCTTTTCAGGGCATGACTTATGAGTTGAATGAATAACCGCAGCACAATCAAATAGTATCGTAAAGTCCCACCAAAAGTTCTCATGAGAAAAGTCAATATCCAATGTAATTAACTGGCGGTAAAGTACATTTGTTTTATCACGCCTACCATTTGTAAGAAATCCGCCTACAAATCCACCTATGTCTTTTATCTTACTTTGCTCTTCTTTTGTGGCACTTATAAACCGCTTATATGTTTCAGCGGTTACTACAGGAGTAGCTAGCTTTTGAACTAAATTGCTCCAAGTAGTTTTGGTATTTTTCCATACTTTACTTGAAACGTTTAGTCCAACTGCTATGCTCAAATTTTCATCGTATTTCAATTTATCTACTTGCATAATATGTGTAAACAATATATAAACACAACCAAATCATATTTTTAATCTTCATACTTTATATAAAGATTAGGGCATTTTGTTATATTTAATCCTTCCGTAACATTTAATTATTTTTGGTAAAACATCATTACTCCTCCATCAGCGTTCAAAGGTAAATCTTCTGCCCACTGCGGTGGAGTACTCATTATTTCAACAAGCCTATTATAGTGGTCTTTAGCATTTATTTCTGGTACTTCTACTATTACTTCGTCATGTACTGACGCTACTATTTCATAACCTTCATCTTGCATTCTTAACATTGCATCACCTAATAAGTCACGTGCAATAGCCTGTACAATGTTCTCTGTTAATTTACCTCCATACGTATCAATTTCACCCCATTGCTTAGTTTCTTGCACAACTCCTTGGTAACATAATACTCGTGTTGGCATCGTAGAACGGCCTATCTTCTTATCTTTGAATTTAGGTCCATAGTAGAATAGCTTTCTGCCAGATGGCAATTGTATTGTCATAAACTCACCATTACAGTCGAAAATTATATTTCTACATGTGCATGATACTGGCCTTTGGTATCTGACAGCCTCTTTCGATGCTTCATCTATTTCTTTCCACATATCTACAATTGCAGGGTTTGCCGAGCGCCATTTACGCACCAAGCTCATCATTTCAGTATCTGATAAGCCCATACGTTCACCACCCATTCGCTTAAGTGCTCCTAATGAGCCCTCATAACCGAGTGCAAGCTCTGAAATCTTTGATTTGTCGCGAAGTACTGAGCCTTTTGTAATAGCAGATATTGGCACATTAAACATCTTTGCTCCTGTAGCTTCATAGATTTTACCATCTCCGCGGAATACGTCCATTCGCCATTTTTCATTTGCAAGCCAAGATATAACGCGTGCCTCAATGGCTGAGAAGTCTGCAACACTAAATACTTTACCAGGCGATGCTATAAGAGCTGTTCTTACTAACTGAGACAAAATATCTGCAACATCATCATACATCATCTCAACTGACTCCCAATCACGCGCTCTAATCATTTCACGTGGTACTTCTATACGTGATATATGATTTTTTGATAAGTTCTGCAATTGCAATAGCCTACCTGCCCATCGTCCAGTTCTATTTGCACCATAGAATTGAAATGTACCACGGACTCTGTGGTCTTTCATGGCACAATTAAGCATAGCATAATACTTCTTAATAGACGTTTTTGAGAGCTTTTTGCGTATATTAAGCAACTCAATAACATCTGGATAATCTGCAAACTCTTTCATTAAATCAGGCATTGTTTCCTTTGAAAGTGACATAACAACACATCCTGTTGTCTTTTCAATCCATTGCCTAATTTGAACAGGCGAGTTTGGATTTTCAAGCCCTGTTAGCTGTTGAGCATGTTGCGTTAAGATAGAAGTATATGTGTTATCTACTGCGATAGCAGACTCTGCTAATTCCATATCAACCAAAATACCTCTATCATTTATATTCTGGTCAAGCACATACATCTTGCGCTCAATATCAGGAATGATATATGCCTCTAATCTCTTAAATATCTCACGCTCTGCAAGTACGTCATACTTGTTATATTCCTTATACATTTCCCACTTTTCAGGAGCATGTTCAGGATAATTCCGAGTACGCATGCCATTAACTCGAGTTGCTTTGCATGGGCATGAAAAGTATTTAATAAGCGCTTTACCAGTATCTAACTTTTTATCTGTAAGATTAAGAGCCTTTGATACTCCGTCCAAAGAAAGTGGTAAACCGCAATACGCAGCTTTTACAGAGGTACAATACCACTGTTCTGCTGGAACATTATATCCTATACGCTTAAAGCTCAAGCGCTCAAATACTGCATTGTGCGCCACTTTTACACAATCTGGGTCAAGTAGAGCTTCTTCAAACTCTTCAGGCATTTCTTCACCTTGAGCCAAATCTACTATCTTTACCTGGCTATCATCTAAAGCATATCCTATTATAAGAATTTCAAAGTCTGGTGACTCAATATACTTATAAGCCCCAGACTCTTTAATATCTACAGATGAATATGTTTCAACGTCTATAAAAAGATTTTTTGCCATTATTATTTTATTTGATATTTATAATAGTGGGATAAGCGGGAGTCGAACCCGCAAGTGAGTGCCCATGCCTCGCCCTGTTTTACCAGTTAAACTTATTATACCATAAAAGATAGGTCCAGACTAATTGGCCCGAACCTATCCCGGCGTAAACAAGTGCCCGATATTACATCATATCGTCGTCATCCTGAACAGCATTATCTCCACCGAAATCTTCTTCAGCTGTTGAGCCACCAGCCAACATCTCTCCATCTTCGAGCTTCTGGAGATTGTTCAATCCGGCAGCGATGCCTTTGGATGAAACATTGAAAGCATAGAAGTTGATTGAAGCACGGCCATAACAACCTGAATAGAACTCGTCTCTGCTCATGATTGGATTGAGTGAGCGGTCCACAATGCTCGGCTGACGCATTGAGTTTGCATTGATGAAATAGTGGCCCTCAAATGCTGGGTCATCCGAACGTTCTTCATCGCCATCGCGTAGAGGCAATTTGAGGTTTGCTGGAATACGGCCATTCTTATCTGCAAGTTTTGCCTTACCTGCTTCCTTTGCAGCTTCTATGGCTTTCTTGATTTTGTCAATAGTAGCCGTATCGCTCTTAGGAATAAGAACGCAGATATTGTACTTAGGAGTATCGCCCTCATTCATAGCTGTGGGCTCGAACACATTTACATAGCAAAATCTTACTTTGCCAGTTACAACCTTGGTTGAATTTACTTGATTACTCATTGTCTTTTAATTTAAGCTGTTATTATTACTTTTTTCTATTATTTCTCATATAACCTTTAAGCTTTCTATGTTTAGCTTTAAAGTTAATACAATTGATACCATAGCCAATCATATTATCGGGGTCATGACCAAAAGCAGTTCCTACCAATTTTGGTGATATAATAAAAGGATTACGCTCTATGCTAAAAAATATTATTCGTCTTTGAAATCTAATTGTGCTTGAGCATATCCCATTGCTGGTCTCTTGTCTTCAAGCGGTACAAGAGTAGGTTTGCCTTGTGGCTTGATAACCACATCTGAGAGTATTTCCTCAAAACGCTTTTTGCCTACTAACTTCTCAATAGAAGTAATTGGCTTAAGTTTCATATTGAAAATCTCATCTTCTGAAAGTTCAGGGCAACGTGCAAAAATTGCATTAGAAGCTTGGTCTTCGTCAGTCCATTTGCGTCGACTAATTCCTTCAACTAATTTAAGCCCCGGCCATTGCTTATTATCGTTAACCGCTTTAGTTTGTGCATATTCTGTTATTGAATTAGCCCATTCTATAAGCTTAGGCACACGCTTAACTATATCAGCAATCTCATCATCGGTTAACAACTCTGGGTCTGCAAATTCATGTTGTGCAATTTCGAGCTGTTGCTCATAAAGCTTACGACATTGATTACGCACAGCACAAAATCTGCACCAGTCTCCGGCATTAAGTTCTCCTTTACCTTCAAATGCAAGTTCAGCTCTTGGTCTAAGCTCCTCTTCTGCCCATTTACGGAGTTCTTCGACAGATATTTGCCAACTTGATATATTGTTAATGCGAGGCTGTATAATAGTCAATCGCACTTCCGTTATATCATACATTGTATCATATTTCTGCAAAGCTCCAAGCCCATAAAGCATAAGTTGCTTATTCCATTCAGCATATACTGGAACACCTTTTCCATATTTTAAGTCAATAACTTCCATAAGGTTGTCATTGATAACAACACAGTCAGCTGTTCCAAAGCTTTCAGGCACATATTCTGTCAAATCGAGTTTCTGCTCAATTTCCATGACAGCTAACTGATTTTCAGTTCTTGCTTCAGCTAATTGTTCTGAGCAATAATCCGTATAGATAGGTACAACTTCAAGCATTTCCTCACTGAACAAGTCATTTGCCATTATCTCTTCGAGCCTTTGGTCAAAGTCTTGCTCACTAATGCTGTTAAGTGTATCTTTTCTCAGGTAAAGCTCTGAGAGCTCATGAGCTAATGTACCTTCTTCTGCATATACTGAAGACTTCTTTTCTCCGTATTCATCTTCAAGCTTAGCAGATGGAGTACAATTCAGCCATCTTCCTGCTCCAGAAGCCGAGAGGAGTGCATGACTCCTCTGACTATGTTTCTGTGGTTTAGTACTACTTGTCGTTTGAGCCATATTCTTTTATCAATTTTGCCAAACAACAGCATTGAATAGCACACTGAGCATAAAGCTTTGGATTTTCTCTGCGAAACTTCTGAGCTGCTTTTTGCAATTTCTTTGTACTCGACATAATTACAGTGACTCTAAGAAGTTATACATCTCATCATACTTAGCCGGGTCAAGCTTTGTTACACTCGGAGCCCCAAGTTTATTGAGTTTTCGCTTGATTACGTCGCGATGCTCATTGACCTTACTTGCAAGCATTCCGCGAACATCCTCAATGCTCTTAGAGGCAGAAGAAGCAGCCGGAGCAGCAGGTGCTGAAGGAGCAGGCTCGGCAGCGCTCTGAGTCTGGGCAGGTGCCGCAGGCTGAGGAGTAGGTTTTGCAGGTTGAGCTGGAGTCACTGGAGCTGCAGGCTTTACCGGTTGAGCTGGCTGAGGAGCTGGTTTTGCGGGTTGAGCAGCAACCTGAGCAGCTACTTGAGCTCCACTTGGAACTCCTGCTGCAAACAATGAAGTTAAAAACTTCTGCGTATTTTCAGACAGGTTTACGCTAACCTCAACAGAAATTTTAATGGTTTCCATTTTCGTAATTTTTAATGAAATTATCTAAATAGTTAATAAACTCGTTTACTGTCATATCTGGTACGTTTGAGAGTTTTTGGTGGATAAGCTCATTATTCTTATATATAGATACGTACACGCCTTTATAATTCAGCTTTACTTTATATTCGCCTTTCAGCATTGTTAGGCATCCATCTTCAGATGAACCTTTCCAAGTATTTGCTGAAAACAAATCAGTTACTAACACGCCAATATGATTGGCCAATCGCTCTAACTGTATAACATCCAAATTGGCTTCACCCTTTAACACACGGTCAAATGCCTGTTTCGGATATTTAACAGTAGGAAATAACACCTTCGCTAAATCTTCCGTATTTAGCTTGTAGTGCTCAATTACATTACCTATATTAAATTGTTCCATATTTTGGTGAATTTTACTATCTTATTTTCAATATACAAATATACAAACTATTCTCGAAAGAAAAAAAATTTTCTATTATTTTTTT